TGTCCCCATATACCCTAATCTATTGGCAATCCTTTCCAAAGGCGTTAAACGTCTTTCTTTGACTAAACTCCTTAATATTGTACTTTTGAATTTATTTACCATCGTGCTTTGTGACCTCTAATATCGTAGTGTGTGAATGTATTGTATGCTTTTAATCCTCCTTGCATCATCTTGCCTTCTGAAATAAGGTACTTGATTATATTAGCAACCTGTTCGGGTGTTTTAGATTCAACAACGATGTCTGCTGCTTTAGCAAGTAAGTGTTGGCTATTTGTAGAACCTTTGATATTACGATTATGCTCTAGGCTTCTGTATGCCGAATTTATTGAAATAGGCACTCCTAAATAATCTCTCAAGACTTGTAAATTGTCTGCCAAGTCAAGAACGTTAGGCAATAATGCAGTAGGCAATTCGCTTCCGTCTTTGCAATCAAACTCTGATAAACTAAAGTTCTCTGTTATTCTCATTTATTTTTTTTATTCATTATATACCACTTTTGAATAGTGTACCCAATAGTAACAAGCATCAATGTAATCTTTAGAACTACGTCTAAATTACTTAACGATATTCCAAATGTGCCAATACTTAATGCGTACACTTTCAAATCTTGTGTCATCTTATGAAATCTTTAATGCTTGATACTTTAACCCCATAAAAGCGTGGATTCCTTCGCTATCTATCTCAACAGAATAAGTTGCCCAACCATAAGGGTGGGAATAGTTTCCGTCTTCATCAACTTCTAAATCCTTCCACAGAACATCTACAAGATAGTCAGTACCATATACTGCTTCTGTTACTACTTCTCCTTCTTCGTTGATTATAGCTTCTGAAATAACTTCTAAACCTAATTCCACAATTGTATGGGAGTGTGTTGGATAGTTGTTTCCTTCTTCGTCTTGTGCTACTCCTAAACCTTCGATTTTATCGATTGCTTGTTCTTTTGAATTGAAGGCATATTTGCCTATGTGTATTGCCATAATATTTATTTATTAAAAATCTGTTATTGAATCGTAAACTTTGATGTATTGGACATTTCCTTGAAATTCAAATATTTGAGTACCCTTCATAAAACTTAGTTCACTAAGTACCAATCCACTAAACGAACTCGTATCTGTAAGCACAACCACTCCGTTTATCTTGACCTGTATATCTCCACTTTTCCATTTTATTTTTATAGTAGACATTTCTGTTGGACTATAATTTAAAGTTTGGGATTCACTTGTACCTCCATTAAGAACGCTCTGACCATTCGCTTTCATAATAAGAATAACACTACCAATGTAGGCTAAACCTATCCTATTGTCATTAGTACCATCAGATAAAGTGATTCTACTATCATAACCTGTATCGGTCAAAGCCTTTGCTTTTATTTCTAAAACACCCTCTGATGAATTTATGTAAGAAGATAAATCTCCCGAAATTACTCCTGTATCTGCCGCCCTTGTTACCCCTAATACAGTTCCGTTGTTGTAGATGTAAGATGTTGCGTATGGTTGTTTTTCTAATTGCGCACCCCAAATGAGAATAGTTGCAGAATCAACCGTACTACTTCCACCTCTTAGTCCAATCCTAAGCGTCCTACTTGTTGTTGATGAAACTGACTTGGTTAGCGTCATTCTTTGCCACGTTGTTGTAACAGTAACCTCGTTGCTGTTCGCTGAATCAAAATCCATCAAAACATTAGCAGTTCCCGATTCTGTTCTCATCCATACAGTCTGTGTGTACGTGTCGGCTTCTGATGTATAACTATCTGAAATATAACAAATATCGGACGCAGTGTTTCCTGCCCCTTTGTCAAAAACAATTTTTCTTGCATTAGAACTACCATCGGGTGCAGAAAAACCCGTAGATATAACAGGAGCGACTCCCGTTCCCGAAACTGTCGTTAGCCATTGACTAAAATCTTCACTATATTCTACAATGTTTGTGCTTTCGGGCTCTGTAAGCAAAGTAGGACAAGACCCATCTGTGTAGTCTAATCTTGGAACATTGTTGCCCATAGTTTCAACAAGTCCGTCTGCGTTAATTCTTGTAGCTGATGAGCCTCTAACAAACGCAAGGTCTGCATTTGCTTCGTTTGGTAAAACTCCGTAGGCTTTACCCGCTTTGTAACCACTTGGTACGTATAAATACTTTAATGCCATAATTTGTTTTTTTTATGATGTTAATGCGATAATTTCTTCGTCTGTTAATGTTTCTTTATATACTATTAATTGTTTTACAAATCCTTCTAAATGGTTAACGGGGTTTCCTTGGTCAAATGCTAATTCGTTTAAGTCAGAAGTAAACGCAAAAGTAGATGTAGATGTTGCTGCTTCTACTCCGTTTATCCAAAGAGCAATGTCTCCCGACTTATATTTAAAAGCTATTTTGTTGAATGCGGTTTGGTCTGTTACCGTTCCCGTTATAAAAATATTCGCACCATTTCCGTCTCTTATAGTTCCTCTTATTTTTTGAGAAGCAAAATCAAAATAGATTATGACCCTGTTTGTTGGTGAGCCATCTGATAAAGACATCCCCCGTCCTGCTTCTGCATCATACAGAGAAGCACCCTCAAAGAAAAAAACACCCTCTGTCTGTCCTATTTGTGTAACATCTCCTCCTCCCGAATAGTTGTCTCTCTGTCTTGTTGTTGTGCCGCTTGTTGTAGGCATATAGCTTGTCACCTTTCCATCTTTGCCCGTTGCACTATCTTTTTCTATCTGCGCACCCCATATTTCTATAATGTTATCAGACGAAGTACCTTCTGCATCAATATAAAAACGATTTGCAGAAGTGCCGTTCACTGATTTGTACGTGATTCTTTGCCGATCAGAACCAACTGAAACTGTGTTTGTTGTTACCGATGAAGAATCTCCATAGCCAATTTCTACATTTGTAGTTCCTACACCGCTTTTTTTTCTAACCCAACAAGATACTCCAACACCATTACCTGTTGCAGATGATGCCATAGCACCCTCTAAACCTCCTTGAGCCGCCAAGCCTTGAATAGCATATATTGTTGCTGATTCTCCCATTGGGTTTATACCTGTTGAAGAAGTCAGTGTTACTCCTACCTTTTGCCAAAGGGCATTTGAAAAGTCTTCGCTATATCTTACTTGATTAGTTCCTTGTAGTTCAACCAAAATAGCGCCTTCTCCTTGTGAGTAATCTATTCTCGGAATATCTGTTGCCACTGTTTCGACCAATCCGTTTTCGTTTACCCTTGTGGACGTACCATCTTGAACAAGTGTAATATCTCCAAAAGGTTCAGAACTTGGTGTTACATTATGCAAAGAATCTTCACTATATGCAGTCGGTGTTAATACGATACTCGCTTTATCTAATAAATTAGCCATTATAAATCAATGTTTTCAAGGTTATTAAGTAGAATGGTTGTTGCATCTACGTTTTCAAAATACGTTGAACGTGCATCTAATGCCGCCAAAAGATGTGGTACTTTAGTTCCTTCAACATAAGGAAGTAAAGCATTTAAACATTCTAAAGCCTCAACAGTTCCTCCGTCATCAAGAACTCGATAGTAAAAATCCCAATCGTTGTTAGGTATTTCGGGTGTAACACAGTCTAAAGCCTCAACAACTCCACCATCAGCCTCAACTCTGTCAGAGAATCTTCTTGTGGGTAAATCAAATGCTGCCAAATCCTTGTAAACAATACCCCAAGAAATAGTATTGGATGTTACTCCAATTCCCCAATTAGTGCTATCGTATATTTTTCCCCAATTGATTGAGTTTGCCATCTTGTACTTTTTTTAAAAACAATTTTAGTCGCTGAACGTTTTTTTGTTTCTGTTTATATTTTCCTCTTTTTTCTGCCATAGTTATTTTACAATACCCATCCACCGAAATTACCATCTCCACTTGGAGAAACGTCCTCGTTTGAGTTGCTTAAGTATTCGGGGAATAAAGTTGTGTTGTTGCAAATGTAGTCAATGAATCTGCGTGTGTAATTCTGTGCAGTTGCTCTTGCTTTTTCAATTAAGAAATCAACTTCGTCTTTGTTTACCGTTTCGCTTGTTTCCGACGTGTGTTTGTAAACCCCTCCATTCGCGACTGTGTAAGCAGCAAAAGGATAGTATTCAACCAATGCCCAATATATCAACATAGGCTTTACGTATTTTATCAATAGGTTTTTGTAGTTTGCATTCTCTACATCGTTAATTGTGTCGGCTTCAATTTTGCCTTGAATAGCTACAAGTAAATCAGTACCCAAATATTGTTGGATGTGTATGTCTTGAGCAATCTTTAAGTATTGAATAAATTTATCAACGTCTACCGAACCCGATACAACGCTATTTCTTTTGATGTCTGTTGTCGTAATTAGTAAAACCTCTGCCATTATTTGAATCTTTTATTTGTTGGTAAAAAGCCATTGTAAGGCATATCCTTCGGCTTCATTGCAACCTCTTTAGGGTTTCTTACTCTGTAACCTTCTTTTTCTGCCTTGTTCGTTGATACTTTTGGTGCGTTTGGATTCTTTACGTCAATACTTTGTTTGCTTCTGTACGTTCTTCTCATCCATTTGTGATGGCAATCTCCTCCGCCTTTGTATTTAAAAACGTCGTAAGTGTCAGCACCCTTTGGACCCCAACCTGCATTCACAGCTCTTTGGCTCATTTGTGCAATGTCTTCCTTTCTGTAAATCTTATCAGCAGCTACCATTTTCTTGCAAAAATCTCTACTGTTTTCGCTTACTCTATTTGGTGTGTAAGAATAGCGAACTTTGTATTGAACGTCTCTAATTTCTTTATCTTGACTGCTCTTTGCGTTTGGTCTTGCAGTTCCTGTGCTTACAAATTCAATTTTATCTTCTTCTTCATAGTCCACTTCAATTTCATCAATAATATCGTAATTCTCTAAATCTTCAAACTCGCCACATTCTAAAAATATTTCAAGTTCACTTTTTTTTTTAGCTAAAGTCAAATCTTCATTAACTTTTACTTGCTCTTCTTTTGCACCCTCAATTTCTGTTAATGGTCTGAAATAAATATCTCCGAAATCCAAATCAAAGAAATTAAACAACTCA